GTAACCATAACCGCCGGCTTGAGCAGTGCCCGTTAGAAAAGTTGCTAGAATTACACCGAAAAATATACGTTTCATGATAGTACTCCTTTACTATTGCTATTTAATATTATACACGAACTCTTTGATAATATCAACTGTTTTAGGACTCATAACCACTTCGTAGTGATTGATGTACAATTCTTCAAATTGCATTTCGGGTCTATGACGCATGCTGCTCACAGTCACTACACCGTCATTGGGCTGCATGATCCATGGGCTGTCACCGCGTGTGGTCACTATGTTCAGCCACGGATGTTGTATTTGGATACGGCCAGCCGATTTCATAGGAGCACTGGCAGGACCAATATCACGCAGCAGTCGGTTAAACGGTAAGAAGTATTTGGCATAGTCAGCCGATTCTGCTCCGCCATAGGGTGTGCTCATTGTCACTGCACCGCAAACTCGTTCTGGAAAAGCATCGGCCAAATGCAATGCATATATACCACCTAGGCTATGGCAAACAAATATAACATGATCAATATTGACAATGATGTTTTTCATGTCATCTAAATTGCGGTCAAAGCCGTTCTGACTGTTGTATTCTATAACAACTTCGCTGGGATGATTTAAATGTTGCCGAATGTAATTGAAACTATCTCCGGTGGCACTGGCACCGTGGATGTACACAAGATTCATTGGTTATAGACCAGGTTTTTCTGCTGCTCGTTTGGCCATGGTGTTGACTGTGTCACGAGCTTGGTCCACGCTCATGTTGGGAGCCACTTCTTCGGTCCCCTTGAACAAAATTTCACTGTCGGTGACATCAGCAATCAATCCGCTCAAGGGAGGTTGTTGTGCTATGTTGCGCAATTGAGAATCAGTTAAACTGATTCCCATGTTGCCGGCCAACTTTAAAAAAGCATCTATTGATATTGTTTTAGACGAGGATTGATCATCGGCACGAGACAGCAGAAACTGGCTTAATGCAGCAAGTTCCTGTGAATTATTAGCAGGCGATGATCCAAACTCAAACAGTCTCATTATCTGCGTTCGCGACCTAGACCGGCTCCGCCTAATGGAGTGGGTTCTTCTTCGTCGTCGGCAGGCTCAATGTCAGCATCAACATTAAGATCAAGTTCAGCATCCATGTTTGGATCCATGTTTGGATCTGCAGGAGCAGCCATTGGGTCTTGACCAGGAACAACAGGTGCTTGGCCAGTTAGTGTGCCTTGGGCAGCTTCCATCTGTGTTTTGCCTTGTTGCAAACTTTGCAACAGTTGTGTCAATGCAGCAGCACTGGCACTTTGAAATTGGGTTGCTTGGTCAATGCCCATGTCGTTCTTGATACTATCGGTCAAGGCTGGCAGGTCTTTGAATTGCATTTCTGAAACTTCTTCCAGCATCTTTTGAATTCGATCAATCATGTCCTGTGCTGCCAACACAACTTGTGCCGATTGCAGTTCGCTTTCGGACAATCTACGGATAGTGTGTCCTTTACGGTTTTCAGCCATTGGATTATTTGCCTGTTGCATCATCTGAGTTTTTTGTTGCGTCAAACTCTTAATTTGTGCATCAATTTGTTTGACAGCATCTTGTGCTTGTTTTTTCTTAGCAGCCATATCCATTGCCACATTAGCTGGATTAGCAGCAGGTTGACCTGGCTTGGGAGGAACAGTTCCTGCAACAGGTGCAGCACCCGGCTGTCCTGGCACTACCGGAGCAACTTCTTTGAGTCGACCTTTAAGACCGGATTCAATCATGAGCAATTTGAGATAAGCAGGGTCACGCTCGCTTGAGTGAAACGCTGTGCTTGAACGATGTTCATTGAGCAGGCCTCGCACACGCATCAGCATATGACGTGATTCATACATGCTAAGGTTGTCAAAAGAGACTGTGTAACCCAGTCGATCTTCCAGCACTTGTTCTGCTTTATCTTGTTGTTTGAGAGTGTCTAGTTCTTGCAGTTTCATCGCAATTAAATCCTTTTATCTGCCAGTATTTAGCCAAATTTACACATTTGGTCAACTGATTTTCTATCTGTACAAGTCCGTTTTTTTTGTTAGCAATCTTTAATTCAACTATTTCTTTTCTAACAGGGTCTTGTATTTTTTTAGCTAGATGTTGTCTAACTTTAACATTGTTTAATATTGTATATCGTTGTTGATCTAGAGTTACAATAGCTGTAGCAAGATCCAATTTGCCATACTTGTCAGCGATGCACCAGCTCATTGCAAATCTCAACGCACTAAATGTCTTTGGATCTTGGTGTTGTTTACAGGTCAAATATGTATCATTGAGTTGTTTGTCGATTGTGTACTGAGTAAACACATGGTATTTGCCATCGTCGCAGTATATTATGTTTTGTTTAAGCAGATCCATTTCGGGTTCAACTAATTTTTGTAGTTTGTCTAGATTGTTGGATTTTTTCATTAAAACACGTATTGCACTAATAAAAACGCAACCGCCGAAGTCAATGCTGCAATGATACCCACACCCCAACTCAACAGCTGATCTTGACGTTTTTTATGCATGTCTTGTACCATGTTGCGTATATCTGTGACCATTGCGGTCACATGAGCAGTGTTGTTTTCTACTGTTTCTAATTTTTCTTCTAAGAAACGATAGCGTTCAGCACACAACTCAACGTGTGCTTCTAGACTCTTTTTTTCGATATCAGTAGTATCAACCATTGTGTATCCTTAGACAGATTATTTATGCTAAAAGTTCAAACCAGATGTTGGCATCTGGTCCCGAGCTGATTAAAAATGGTGTGATATTGGGCGTTTCGTTCAAGCCCAGTATCATGGGAACGTCTGCACAGTCATTCAACAGATAACCAACTGGGTTGCTATCATGTGTGATAGATGCAGGATCTACCACTGCAAATTCAAATGACCAAATACCGACATCAGCCTTGTGTACCGGTCGACTGATATTTTCTGGCAAGGTCCTTAGCGAAATAACTTGATTAACAGTTTCCCAATTGCACTGTTGATTTCTAGCGCGGTTCCATTCAAGTTCGTTGGTTATCTCTCGACCAGCAGCGTCGCGAAATACTATTCGAGCTTTGTGAGAACGATTTTTTACACCAGTTTCAGTGATATCAAATCTGGTTTGGCATCTTATACGTACTGTCATGTTGATAACGATACTTGTGACATATCGGCCCGGGTTATTTTGCAATTTAATGCGATCACTATGCGGTCTTTGGCGCCGCGATAAGTTGTAGCAGAATGATTAACCCAACTGGGAAATACCACCATCATGCCAGGTTCCCCCAGAAAGTCAATGCTGGTATTGGCAGTGGTCCAAGCAGTGCCTGCATCCAAGTACATGCTGTTGTTGGGATTGTAGAATCTATTAACGCCATTCTTGTTGTCAGTGACCATATCGCCTGTGTCTACATAATAGATAGCAGACCAAGAACTGTTGGGGTGAGCATGCATGTCGTGATAGCCGCCATCTCTGGTTATGTGACACCAAGATTCATGTATTTCTACATTAACGTTTATTCCAGCTGGCCAATATTTTTTATTGGCAGCAGCAGCAGCTTGGAAAAAGCAGCCCTTAACCCAGTGACTAAATGCCAATACAGCAGTATTATCTGTGGCTACAAAATCAAACCCGCTTTCGTAAAGTCCGCGTTTGGCGTCAGGTGCAACATTACTGACATGTTTTTTGTCTTCGAGGTCATAGCAAACTTTTTTAAGTTCGTCTTGATATTGATTGTGTTCGGCCCATTGAAAGTCATACAGCAACACAGGCCATAAGGGAATTGTTTGCATAGTATAGGTATTTAATGGTCAAAAGAAAGCCCCGAAATAAATCCGGGGCTGTTTTGATAACGAACTGGCTATTAGGCTAGTTTGAAACCAACATCGGTAACTTCTGAGCTGCTGACGTTAACACCAGTCACTGTACCATTGCTGGCTGTGATCTGAACGTTGCCTAGAGCTTGAATTGTTGCTTCTAGTGTAGCTGCTGTGTAAGCACCACTTGGGTAGATAGCATAGCTGATCTGACCGCTTGTGTCGGCTTCGACTTGATACATAGCAATTGTAGCTGTGCGCTGAATAGCTTGGTTAATCTGAACAACAACACCTGGTGTGAAAACGCCGTTAGTGACGTTGCCCAACTGGTTTGTCAAATCGATTGCTTGGCTAGAACCGTTTTCAACAATAACTTTGAAAAAGTCTAACTTGGGACCTGCCATCTGCACTAAGGCAGCTGACGAGATGTCGCCTGTTTGGGCGCCGTTGTTGATGTCTAATGCGTATACCGGTTGTGCATCGCCATTTGCTGGTGGAAAAAATGCCATTTTAAAGCTCCTTGGTTAAGTGGGAATGTTTCGTCCCTGCACTTATTTATACCAAAAGGCAGAAATCGGCCAGTACCTATCCCAATTCGGGATTGTTTTTAGCAAAGTTGGCAGCACTGAATCGCATGCGATCTACAAATTTCATTCCCTGACCCACATATCCTTCGTGACCGGGTTCGTCGTTGATGCTGGCCTGCACTGCTTGTGACTGTGAATCCAATTGGCGCACCAGTTGATTTTTTAGGCTAGACACTTCAATGAATGCTTGGAACAAGGCTGCCACTGCAGCTTTGTTTTCAGTCGCCCATTCAAAAATTCTCGGAGCTTTGGCAGGTTCTTGTTGTTGTATCCACGACCCAAACCCGCTTACCAAGTTGTCATAACTGCCGCTTCGCACACGACTGTTGATATAAGTTTTAATCAGGGCTGGAAAATTGCTGATCTTTCTTG